GGAGATGGTCCCGAAGGTCGAGGCCGTGGACGTGATGATCGCGTCGGGCATGGCTTAGACCGTGACGGAGTCGATGACGTTGACGCGGAAGATTTCGGAGCGGCTGACAGTCGAGCCGGGGAAGACGAACTTGATGTCCCAGCGACCGACGCCGATGGCCCAGTCCGCCGTCGAGCCAGTGAAGGCCACGGTGAAGGACAGTCCGTCGCCCGCCTTGGTGACGGTCATCGCGTACTGGTTGAACTGCTTGTCCTCGAAGGTCGAGGTGATCGTGGTCGTCAGGAGGTTGGCCGGACCAGAAGCACCCGGCGTCCAGGAGAAGACGCAGGCGAAGGTGTTGCCCCTCGAGATGGTTACGGTGTTAGGACAGCTCATCGGGTCTTAAACTTGCCCCGATTGGAAGGGGGGGGTCAGGTGATGGGGTCGAACAACCCGATGTCGACTATCGTATAGGTCGTAGGGGTCGGGGACAGGGTTTGATAGTTGGGCGGGAAGAAGGCGTCGTTGACGATGGCGTAGACATCTGACGAGTCGTTAATCACGTTCTCTCCGATAAGCGCCGTGTGATACCTGTCGTCGAAGTTTTTAGCCGCCAGATAGAAGTCGGTGTCATCAATCCGCATGGTCAGGTCGGCGATCGTTAAGATCGAGGTAAGGCCGCGCTTGAGCAGGCCCTTCCCCTCCTCGGTCTTGAAAGCGATGCCCGTGTCCGGGTAGACCTCGTTTCCGTCGAACCTAGCTGGCCCGGAGTTCTGGATGACGGCGCCGCGGAGCTTGGCCCAGGTGTTAACGCCGATGCCGCTATCTCCGATGATGTAGCCCATCAGATGCGGGCGTAGTAATACTGCGCCGTGTCGGTGCCCAACTTGATGCGGTCGCCCCAAAGTGATCCGCTGACATATTGCACGACCGAGATGCTAGGGCCGGTGGCCTCCGTGGCGACAGCCAAGAGCACATAGCCGTAGGTGTCGGTGTCGGCCAGTTCGACGTCCGAGTTAATGATACGCGGGTAGTTCGCCGAGGTATCGTCGTTGCTCGGGAAATCGTTCGTCGTGGCGTCCTTGCCGGCCCGCAGGTAGATGTAGCACTTGTGGGTCGTGGAGTCGAAAGGCGTCATCACGGACACAGGCCAGTCAGGGACGCCGGAGGTCGTGCGGTCTAGGACGACCCAGACGCTGTCCTCCTCGATCTGGGCGACCACGTTGTTGAGCGTGCCAGGGACGACCTGATAAAGCCAAGCCGTGCCCGGTACGTCGTAGGTGATGTTGATGACCTTGAATGGGTGATTGTTGACCTGACCGTCAGGGCTAGGGAACGGGTCAGACGTATCCAGCGTGAAGCCCTTCGAGGACGAGTCGAAGGTGTAGCCGACTCCGGGTTGGATTTTCATCAGGCGGCTGCGTAGACGGCGGCGACGTAGCCCTCGCGGTTGAAGCGCAGCTCGTACTGGACCTTATAGAGCAGGCCGAAGTCCTCAAAGGAAACCTGAGCGAGGAGCAACTGGTTCTTGCTGCTGATCGTGAACGACGTGCCCATGTAGGAAGGGACAAGGCTCTTGGAGGCAAAGGTTCCCGTGCCGGAGGTCTTGCCTACCGCGTTGCGTAGGTTGTTAACTAGCGCAGCCGACGAGGTGTAGAAGACACCTGAAAGGGAGCACTGCGGGGCGAGGTAATTCGTCTTGCCGTAGAAGTCCTTGAACTCGGATTTCTTGAAGCCGAGGAACTTGCGACCAGTGACGGCCTCAAAGGTGGCGCCGTTGTTGCCCTGGTACTCGTTGCCGTTCGGGCCAGTCACCGTAGTGTAAGCGGGGGTCGCAAGGGAGCCCGTGCCGACGCCAGCGATGGGGGTGCCAGTGAAACCGCCTGCGCTATACAGCTCGAAGAAGTTCGGGTGAGTCGTAATGTTCTCCGAGGTCAGGCCCTGCGAGCCGGTGATCTGCGGGTCGGTGGACGTAGCACCGCCATCGATGCCGACATAGTCCACCGTCAGCGTGGCGACGCTCAGGGCGTCATAGCTGATGCTATAACGGTGGGCGGCGCAATCGGCGTTGATGGGACAGGTCGAGCCGCGGTTGACGACCGAGCCTAGGGAGGCGCTTTCGTCCGCTTTCCAGATAACCGTGGCCGTGAGCAGGCCGTAGCCGTCGTCGGAAATCTTTGCCCCGGGCTGTTGGACCGGGGTCGTGAGGGCGTTGCCGTTCTTTACGATAGCCATAAATTATTTGCCCATCAAGAGGGCTGCACGGGAGGGGGTAGAGTTCATCCAAGAGGTGGCACCCGGGTCGCCCGCGATCTTCTCGAGCAGGGCGTTGGTCTTTCGGGCTTCGTCCAGTTGGGCGTTCATCGCCTCCATGACCGGGTTAGGGCCAACGCCGATGACGTTGCCGAAACCTTCTGGGCCTTTGAAGTCGGCGGCCTTACCGCTGCTCTTTGGATCAAGTGACTCAGTAATCTTTCGGCCTGCGTCCGTCTTGGTGAAGTACTCGACAGCCATGCGCTGCACTTCAGGGTCTTTTGAAAGGCTGGCAATCGAGGCACTGCCTTCGCGTAGGCTACGGATGTATTTCTCGGGAAGTTCAAAGTCCCTGAACATACCCCCTTCGTTCTGGAGGATTTGCTTGGTGATGTCCGCACGCCCGGCTTCGACTAGCTTCTTCTCGTCGTCCAGTTCCTTCTTGCGCTTGAAGAAGGCTCCGGCCTTGGCCTCTTCGGAACTTGCAAAACGGCTTTCGCCCTGGGCGATTAGGTCGATGCCTTCCTTGGCGTCCTGCTTGGCCTTCTCCATCGCCGCGCTGATGGCTTGAATGGCGCCTTGCAGCAGAACCATCGGAGCCGTGAAGCCTAGGAAGATGTCCTTGAAGGCCGTTGAAAACTTCTTCTGAATGTCCTCGACCTGCTTGGTGAAGGAAACGGTGGCGGCCTTGGCCTTGCCCATCGCCTCCGGGACGTCCGAGGTCGTCTTTACCTTGATGCCTAGTTCTTGGTCAGCCATTGTCGGTTTCCTTTGCAGGATTGGAAGCAGCCTCCCGGGCTTCCTCTTCGGCCATGAAGGCTTCCTCCTCGGGCGACATGATCGCCACGTCCGCCCCCTTGCGGATAGCCAGGGCGGAGTTCAGCCAGATGGCCTGGCACTCCGGCATCTCCCAGGCTCGCTTCTCTGGGATGCCAGACGCGATGAGGTTGGCGACGATGGACAGAGGCCAAGGCACCCCCTTGTCTCCGCCCCCCGACTTGGTCTTGCTCTGCTCCCAGAACTTGGGCCAGTCCTGGACGAGGATGTAACCAGCAAAGGCTTCCAACAGGCGCTCAAACTTGGCGGGGTTCCGAGTCAGAGACATTATCCGCAGCTTGTCGACCCAGCCAATCTGCCCGCCTAATTCTTCTTCGGCGCATACCTGACAGGCGAAGAGCAGATCAGCGGGACTGATACCGCGAGAGCCTGTGACCAGCGGGGAGTCAAAGGCCATGAGACGCACCCGGTACTTCAGACACCAAGGGTAAAGAGTTCGACCCAGCATACCTGGAAGAGGCGCTGGGTCGATTTGGCTATCTAAGAAGCGGCGGTCCACTTCCTTGATGCTACCCCCTTTGCGGGGAAGTCAATTAGGCAGGCGTGATGCCTTCGTAGTCGATGGCCGTGATGCTCACAGCCGTAAAGCCCTTGTTCGAGCCCTTGTCGTCAATCTTGGTGATCGTGCCGACAAAGGAGGCGGAGGCCGTGCCAGAGGGGTAGGCCGAGAGGGTGTTGACCGTGAAAGTAAGCGTGGCGCCGAGGACCGGGACGCCTGTCGTTTTGCAGATGCCTTCAACGGTCAGCTCGCTCTTGCGATCGTCCAGTCTGTGAGTCTTGGTGATGCCAGTCTCGTCGACCACAGTGACGTCCGCGTTGAAGGAGGACGACAGGCTGTAGCTCTGGACGAAGAGGTTAGAGACAGTGCCCGCAACTCCGTAGATGCAGGTCGTTCCGTTAGAGATGGCGGCCATTTGAATATGCAGGGTTTGGAAGGTTACGCGGCAGGCAGGACCACCAGCACGTCAAAGGAGAAAGCCGTCGCCCAGGAGCGTTCGTCGATGCCCTCGTCTTCGGAGCCGATCGTGACGTCGTAGCAGGTCGCGTCAGTGCTGGTAACGAAGGCCGCCTTGATGCTGGTCAGGTCACGCATATTGCCGGACAGGGCGGCGCAACGGGCGCGGTGGTCGGCGAGGGTCGTGTCGTCGGCGTTGGAGAAAAGGGTGATGCGGACCGAGCAGGAGTAGTTGCCCGCGCCTTCGGGGAGGTCGGCAGGGTTGCGGGCCGACTCGCAGAGGACCACGGCCTTCGGCAGGGTCTGGGTCGCGGCGCTGTCCCCGGTCAGGAACGTGACGGTGGTCAGCCCGGTCTGGGTCGAGAGGTAGGTCGCGACGGTGGACTCGACGATG